ATATCGCACCGAACAAGCTCAATTAGTCACTTATCATAGACCAGCCATTTACGATACTGACGACTACGGGGTCCCAACAGGGACTTCAGCGGCTGTACCAGAGCTTTTATTACCTAATTTACCTGCTATAATAAGGCCCGGTGTGACAGCAGATTATATGCAGGAACGTGCAGGTAGTAGTATCATAGGGACTGCCCGAATTTATACTCCGAACATTACCACAATCAAGAATTATGCTAATTTTGACCAAGATAACAATACCAATTTCAATGAAATAGAAGGCTGGGATAGGCTTATTACTAATTACAGGACCATTTATAGCGTTCCCACGTCTGCTACTGGTAGTTGGACCTCAGGTACTGCGGATTATACATTCACTTCTGATGGGGAAACTCTCAGTGCTACGATGGGAGTAGGTTATGATGGCTCATTCTATTTTACTACTTCGGCAGTAAATACCCTAGAAGCAGACCGTCTTCGTTTTAAGATTAAAGCCAGTACAGGCTCATGCACTTTTACCAATTTTATAGCATACAATGGGGGCACACAGGATACTGATTATGCTACTACATATGCTCCTGCTTCATTAACCAGTATCCCTACTGGGAGTTGGCTAACGGTTGATGTACCATGGATAACCGGAACAGTAGCAAGTGGAACCAGTATTTATGAATCAGGAACTCGTTATGCTACTACGGTCACATCAGGTAGTAGCTATGATTACGAATCTGATTTGAGGGATTTGGAATTTAATATTTCGGGGACCTCTGATGGGGACGCTATATACTTAAAAGAAATAGAGTTTTATAAATCCGTTTCGTGGCACGTTCACTCTTTAAAGGACATGACTGACGGTTATATTATATTTAACTGTGTCCGAACACGCGGACGCATTGATTCACGAAGGAGGGCATATACTGAAGACTAATGGCACCTAATCATCTTAACAACATCGAGAAGGTCCTTATCGACAATCTACGGGACGGCACATACAATACTACAGCTGGAATAGGCTCTGGCTCAGCATGGACTGATGCGGATGTTACCGTCTTTGGGCAATTCCCTACAACGGACGAGACCAAATATCCATGCATAATTACGGAACTGGTAGCTAACGGCATAGAGACCCAGTTCATGGGGCAGAATCTCACTGATATAACAGGCTCGGCAGCCAAGGGGGAGCTCTATGGAATGGGCTATAATATATATCTTATGGTAGATAGAGATAGCTCTATTACGGTTGGTACGCCCTATAGAGAGAGAAGGTTGCTCAATTATCTCATGCTTAATTGCGCTAATGTCCTTACTGATTGCGATTTTACTAATATATCACCCGAGACCGAAGTAGAGGAGCGCCATTTTAGCGGTTTCAGAGAAATAGGCTACAATCCCCAACTAGAAACGTGGGTAGCGTTGGCTTCCGTAGTCATAGTCTTTAAGAACACGAGGTAAAGATGTCGGATGTTCAATATCAACAACCTCAGTTCCGTACACAAGATGTTTTCCGTACTATCAGTGTAGCCTTCCAGCCCTATATTCCTTTTACTCAAGCTTATAGAATGAAATTAATGGGAGGAGATACTATGCTTGCTAATAAGATGGTGTCGGGCCGTGGGACGTCTGGTTATTTTCACTGGGCACCCCAAGAAGAGCCTTCAGCTGTTGGTACACGGGAGAAATTAGGTAATTATCCGTGGTTTGTAAGAAGAATGTCTTATGGTGGTGAGGGGATGGGTAGATTGGCAGGAATGTCTGTTAACCCCATTCGTGAACAGAAGATATTGGAAAAGGTTGATGGTATTCAGGGAGAAGGAAGTGCGCAAATGATGGGAGAGGAATTGAGAGCGTTACTGGATACTGGTAAAGCCTTTGAGCTTGATGTCTCCACCACATGGGAGCCAGTTTCATCTAGAGACCCCTTTGAGCTTGAGGCGAAAGCAGTAGTAGACCTGTTTGGGAATGAAATGAATGCGACGGGAATTAGTTTTCAGGACCAGTCCTTCATGGATATAGGGCGAGACCCTGATATGGATACAGGAGTAAGACAAGACTTGGCTCCGGGTTATTTGGGCGGCTTCGATATAGATTTAAGTAAACTCTCCGAAGATGCGGGGTTTAAGGATTTTTTAATGGACAGTAGGGATGAAAGGGGTTTAGGTTTGAGGAACGCAATGGCAGTAAACGCATCAAACTTTTCGAACTTAGATAATACTCATAGTTTAGAAATATCACAAGCTGTTGCTAGGGTAAATAGACCTAGTAAATTATTAACTGGTATCAATCCGAATAAATTTTCTTCTCCTGATAACTTACTTCAGGGTTGGATAATACATATAAAGGACAAGATAACCCAATGGAATGCTTTACTTAAAGAGCAATGGGATAATCTCATGCAAGAACAGGGCGGGTGGAAACCCTCGTACGATACCTCGGGACAATTAAACCGTTCACGCGAGCTTTGGCACGCCTTTGCCTCAGTACGAAAGAAAATTGAAACTCCTAGCGCTTATGGAACGCGTATGGGATATGGCCCCGACGCCCAACTTACACACGGGGAATGGATGGAGAAAAAGACTCAGGCGGCATTAAGGGAGATGACCCATCGCCTGATGATAGATGCTTATGCAGCTTTTCTTAATGACGATATTGATGAGACGTCGCATTTGTGGAGTGCTCCTCTAGGCGATAATGTAGGATTAACGATGTTTTGGCCTGAATTTAAGAAACAAATAGAACCAGATGTGGGTTTTGCAGCGGATAGGGGTTTTGGGAGAACGAGAGAGACTTTGTGGCCTGTACCTCAGATTGGTTGGGACCCTTCTATAGTAACTATTTTACCGGTAGATAAAGGGAATATAATACTGGCGTATACTATGTGGCTTGAGGGGAGGGGACATATAGATGAAATAAGACGTGAGGCCCTTTATACACAAGCTAAACAGAACGCGCATGATGTGTCGGTTTCTAACGAAGCACGCCTTCTGCTTGCTCAAGAAGGGGCAATGATGAAGATGCCTATGGAAAAGACTGGAATAGCTGTTAAATGGATAGAGACACGAATGATACAACCTACAGCGCTGGCTCAGGCCCTTCATGACCAAATTTTGGACTACTATTCAAGTGGGCTAAGGAAGCAGCAAGCAAAGGATTGGTATACTAATTTAATGGAAGAGAGTAATAAATTGACTCATCAATGGTTTGACGCTCAGGAAATGGGAGAAGGCCCTACTGTAGGAACTCCTAATTTGATGAATACAACCCGTAGTTCAGAATATGTAATAGGAGATGAATTGGGTAACCCTCGCAAACACTACTTGGGTGTGTGGAGTGATAGAATGAAAGATACATGGGAAGGAGTGGAATTGGGTTCAAAGGATGCAGTAGGTTATAACTTTGCTATTGCTCCATTTGTTACTTCGAGAAGAGCGGGAAGTAATCTATTTGGTGCTAAGAGTACCAAGAAGAGTGCCTACTTCTAAGCAAAAGCTTTAAATACTAAGTCGAGGTAATTAAAAACTAACGAGTGGAATGTTATGCACTGAAGGTCTAGACAATAACAAAAAGAGGAATAAAAATGGTATATACCTATAGCGACAAAAGTATCGGAGGTGAGTTCTGATGGCCTATTACCTAGGTAGAGATGTAAATGTATATCTCATGACTGAATCTGTTACAGCAAGTAAAAATATTTCTGTAAGTGGTAATGCAAGTGCAGGACCTTATCTGATAGTAGGAGGAACACCTACAGCTGATAATATCATTGATTTTGCTACCGATATGGAACCGGGAGCGGCACTAACTAACTACACAGCTGAAGCTGATGTAACTGGAGTGGACGTTTCGTTGGCCAGTCAAGATGAGGATACATCTTACATAGGGCAAGTTCAGGTCGGTAAAGCAATAATCAAGAGAAATTACACGATTACTTTAACACGCAAGAAGAAGAACAACGTATGGGACGTTGTATGGAACGGTGACGTTAATGGTAACGTGGGTCGTTTTGGCTTAGCAAATGCAGAGGCAGCACCTAGTGGTACAGGATTAACTAATCCTAAAGAGCAAGTTAATGCTACTTATGACACTAAATCATGTTACGGATATAGAGTAACTTTACAACTAAAGACAGGAACAGCCGGACCCGCGGCTAATGAGGAAACTATAGTTTTCACTAATTGCTGTGTGAATAGCTATTCTGCTACACTTAATGCTGACGGCGTTACAGAAGAGACGATGGAACTTATGACCTATCAACCAGCTCGGTATGGTGTACCAGCTAATTCAACCATCCTAACTCTTACGAATTTGACGGACTTTTAAGGAGAATTAAATATGGTATTTTATTTAGGAAAAGATGTGTCAGTATACCTGACCACAGAAAATACAACCTTGGGGGTTTCACCAAAGATTGATGGTACTACTAATGTAGTAGATTCCGCAACTGCAACATTTGCAGCTAAACTAGCAGGAACTGTTACTGAAGTGGCAGATGTAACTTCGCTAGATTTAGGTATTGGTTCGATGGATGAGGATATTGCTTATTTTGGGCAGAGAACTGCTCTTAAGGCAGAAATAAAGAAGGAAACAACTTTATCTCTTTCTTCAAAAAAGAGCGATTTTAACCAAGAAGTTATATGGGATACGATTCGATATGGTCTTACAGGTACAACGGTTAGTGATGCTTCTATAATGAGTGGTCTCGCAGAACCTACAGTGGAATATGGCTACAGGGCTTATGTGCATTTATCAGGTAGTGATGAAGTAATGACTATACCTAACTGTGTAGTACAGTCTCATAGCGTGTCTATTAATCCTGATGGTACAACGGAACAAACTCTAGAATTTTCGTCTAGCGTGACTCCTGTTATTAGTGGTGGGAATTACACTGCTTCTACACTGACAGGAAACTTATAGATATAATAATTAATTTGAGGGGGGCATGAGCCCCCTTCAGGAGAACAAACAATGACAGAGAAAAAGATTTGGTCAATGGATGAATTAGTAGCACTCACTGATGAAGTGCAAATAGATGAGGTAGTTTTTAGAGAGGGAATAGTGGAATTTCAATTTTGTGAACTCACGGAAAGTGAAGAGCCTAAATTATTAGCTGTTCCTGATGAATTACCAGAAGAAGAAAAGATGGGAAGGTATCAGGAAATAGGGTCTCAGAGGGTCCTTAAAATGATACAGAAAGCAAATGCAAAGAACCCCGAAGGTCCGGTTATAGCACAAGAACACTGGAAACTTTTACCAACTACATTAAGATATACCATAGCGAATAAGATATTGGGTGTAGAAGAACTAGCAGAATCAAGTTTTCGGGATTGATGCTGGAATCGCCTGACGCGGTAATGCTTTATATACCTTTAATGAAACATCTTGGAATGTCATGGGAGGAAATTAAAGATACGCCCCGGAGGGAACTTGGTGGTTTGTTAAATGCCTATCAGCAATATACGGTTATGCATTCCATGGATGGGTACAATGACAAGGACGTGAGTGAAATGGCAAAAACGAAGCCCGAAGTGCGTTCTCAGTACGTTAGGTATTTAGAAACACGGAGGAAATATGAAGATATGTTAGGAAAGCAACGGAACGTTTCATTTAGAGGAATAGGATAATGGGTTTTGCAGGACAAGTATTTGCAGCGCGTGTGGCGATTGGATTAGCAGTTCCGAGCCCTCAGGCTATGCAAAAAACAGGCACTGTGCTTGCTACTGCTATTCAAGATATAGGAAAGCGCGTGGCTATGGCACAGAAGTCAGTTCGTTTAGATGAGGACCATAAGTCTAGATTATCGGATATGAATAAATGGCATATGTCCACAGATAAGCGAATGAAGAATCAAATTGTAGCGGGAATGCATCAACACTTGACTAAAATGAATAATGCTACTAAACAGGGATTGTCAGCGTCAGTCAGCGCAACTAAAATGAATGTTGAGCGTCTTAGGGCAATACTTTCAAAGCCTCTTGGTGATAAATTAACAGCGGGGCTGACTCAGGGCGCAGGAGGTATGAGAAATACTTTCCGTTTAGGAGCGAATATAGCTGAGATGACTCGTGCTGAGCATACGGAAACATTAAGGGTTCTGGATGAAGAAATAGCATTACAGGACCAATTATACATTGATAAAGTTAAACTTTATGCGATGGATGATAAGGAAGAAAATCAGGAGAAAAATAAGCAGGAGCTGCTTGACCAAGAGGAATCATTACGTTTGGCTAGAGAATTTAGGAAAGAAGTAGCCGCGAGGATAGGAGTTACTCAGGACCTTACCAACGAAATGAGGGACCTTGATGACATAGGGAAACAATGGCTGAACACAACATTGGGGACTGTGGATGTTATTCGAAGTAAATTCAACGAGGCCCTTAGAAACACTATCGCTATATTGACTGCTCTTGCCTATAAACTGAATCAGAATACACAGGAATTGGTCGACTTTGAAAGAGAATTGTTGAATGCTAATTCGGTCTTTGGATTGACTAATGATAAGCTTTTTGAAGTTGGAAATACAGTTGTAGAATTTGGTAATGAGTTCGGTATAGCTACCCAAAATGGGGCAGCTGGGCTCTATCAGCTTGCTTCGGCTGGTCTAACCGCCAACGAAGCAATGAAAGTCTTGCCCCATACGTTGAAACTATCTATGGCGGTCCAAGGAGACCACAATACTATCTCCAAACTTACCGCCCAGACTATCTTTGGTTTTGGAATGGAGATGGAGTCAGCAGCACAAATCACTGACAAGTTCGCTTATGCTATCCAGAAGTCTCTTATTGAGTATCAGGATTTATCAAGCGCTGTTAAGTTCGCTTTGCCTTTCTTTACCTCTACAGGGCAGAGCATAGACCAGTTGTTAGGGGCTCTACAGATATTGACTAATAGAGCTTTAGAGGCTGGTATAGCTGGTAGGGGTCTTAGACAGGCCCTCGCGGAGTTTGCTGAGAGCGCAATGGACGCTGAGGCTGGATTCCGTAAGATGGGCGTTGAAATTCTCAATGCTGAGGGTGAGATGCTACAGTTGTCTGAGATAGCGTCTCAGTTTGCTGCTGCGGTAGGGCCTGAAACTATAGGAAATACTGAGCTTTTGACTATCTTGATTGAAGAATTGAATGTGCGTGGTGCGACTGCGTTTATTCACTTGGTTCAGGCTTCGGATGAGTTCACAGAAGCTGTCAAAGCAACTGAGCAAGCCGGTGGGGAATTAGACCGGATGGTTAAAATTCAGAATGAATCGTTATCTGCCCAGATACAAATATTGAAGACCAATATCTTCTCTATTTTTGCGTTCCGTGACGCTGCTTATGAGGGGACTGAATTTATTAATGGTTTCCATAAGGCAGTTGTCAGTTTTGTTGAGTCCTTGAGAGACCTGATTATAATGGAAGAGAATGGTCAACAACAATTAACGGAATTTGGTAAGACTATTCAGGAATTTGGTATTACTATGGTAGAGGAGCTTGAAGTTCTGACTTACCAATTGATAGACGCTGTCAAGGGTCTGATGAAATTGAATCTGGGAGCATACTTCAAACTACTTCTTTTACCTTTAAAGATAATAGCAGGTACCATTCAGTGGCTGGATGACGTTGGTTTGCTTAAATTTGTCATATTATGGAAGACATTGAAGATGATGGGTATTCCTCAATTATTAGGTGCTATAGGGAAAGGAATGCTTAGCATTGGTACAGCTGGTGTCGGAGTCGCTGGCCTTGGTGCTGGAGGTATGGGTGCCGGCATGGCTGAATTGGGTACAGCTGGCTATTTGGGAGCTACGCTCGGGGTGCCCGGAGTAACTAAGGCATCTCAAGCTGCTGCATTGACGGCAGCCGGAATACATAAAACTAGGGCAGGTGTTTATATGCTGGGGGGTACAGCAATTAGCAGGGCTTATGCGGCGGAATTGGCCGGGGTTTCGGCGACGAGCTTGAGAGGGCTGTCAATGGGAGGAAGACTGGGGGGAATGCTTATTCCCGGTCTGGGTATGGCTATGACAGCATGGCTGATGTATGACTTACTGAAATATGCAACGAAGGGGGCTACGGGTGGTTATTTGACACCGATGGCTGGTGGTGGAATGGCAGGTGCAGGAAGCCCATATCTCGTTGGTGAACAGGGTCCCGAGCTTTTCATGCCCGGTACTTCAGGACAACTTTTAAATAACGGACAAACCAATAGTTTAATGGGAGGTCCCATAGTTTTAAGAAATGTATCTATAGGGATTGACTCTTTTGGAGGACTTGTAGAATGACCGTCAATGTAATACCTAATACTTTTTGGAAGAAGGATGTCATTGCAGAGGGTATAAACGTTACCTCTGCTTTTGCAGATTTGGCTAACAGCACTGACGATACTTTTAAATTGGCTGGAGGAAAGACTGCCGCTAATGCTTTTGTCTTATCGGGTAGTGTTCCCCCCAATCCTACTTATGGTGCCGGAGCATTGCGAAGGGGTACTTTGCGATTATATTCTTCGGCGATAGAGACAGAGTATAATAGAGAGCCTCTTATGGTAGTTGGTTATGCTATAGATAAGAATATACAACTACGAGAAGGGGGTTATTCCTTTGCTCTGAGTGGGGGAAGTGGCACCAATATTGTTGGTGATAAATTGGCTCTTTATAATAGCATCCCCTATACTACGGTACCTACTCTCACTGAAGAATTTGAAGGGGATGTAGAAGGATTAGGAATAATCAATAGAATGGGTAACAATAGTAATGTGACGTTGGGTGACCCCTATCTCACTGAAACTGGTATAAAGGCGGTTTTGAAATCACAGGGGCGTACGACAAATGAACGCCGGATGAAATACATACGTCAAGTTTTAAAACCAACTACCTATAAGATGAGGAAGGGAGGCCCTCAGATTCAACCCGTACTTATCGTAGAATCGAATACGAGAACTGTAAGACCAGAGCATGGGGCTGACGCGGAACCTTTGGGAGATAGACAAGCTAATGCGAATGAGCAAGGCTCATCAACATCAGATGCTTATAGTGGTAGGGTGACAGTTAGAAGATATCCCATTGAGTTCATTGATAATAATATTAGAAGGTTTACATTTGAGGATGCGGGTAATTTTCAGAAGTTGGGGGTGGGCGCTTTAGATGCCGTAGCTCGAGATTTCTGTTATGGTAATCACGACATTGACCCTAAACATATCAAGTGGGGGTCCAAGACTTCAGCTACCGCTGACCTCGATGGTAATCCGGCAGCTAGTAAGGGAAATACTATCTTAAGTGATATATATGCTACGCGTGACTTTAGTAATCCTTATGATGCTAGTGATACTAATCCTATAATTATGACTAATATAGAGCTTAGTACCGAGAAGTCTTTGAACGGAGGACAATCATTGCGTATGTATCATAATTGGGGATACTCTGTAAATAACACTACAATTCAAAATCAGATAGAAGAAAGTGGGAACTTAAATCCTCAGTGTGCTCGTGCGTCATTATACAATATTCCTTTTCCACCAATGCCTTTTGATGTAGGAATGAGCACTGTTTCAGCAAATGATGACACAAAAAACTTTGGAGATGCTCGAGCTGTGATGCCCGAAATCCAAGTAGCTTTGAATATCACTAAGATGGAACCTAATATTTTATTGAATCTAAATGCTGGTGAAAATTATGCTACTGACCCGGCCTATCTTTATTATACCAAGCATTCCTCTGGCTCTTCCTTTTTCTCAAAAGTAGAGGCTTCCCTTTTGAGGTGCGTGTGCGTTACCTTTTCTAATTATAAGCCTAAAGCAACTCATACTACTTTGGACAAGTTTCTGGATTATGGTTTGACTAATTATTATGACGGGAAGGACAGTGATAATATAGTAGGGGGCGTTATCTTTACACGATGGAATATTGATGGTGCGGGTAATTCAGGAGAGAGCTCGGGCTCTCAGTCACAGGGAAATAATATGTATGCATATGCATTGCCTGTTACTCGTATTCCGCAACAACAAATTACAAATCCCGTTAGTTATACATTATTAAGTGGGGGAATGGCTCGTGTGAATGCTGGAGATGATGAGCTAGCAGCCTGTAACTCTTTGGTGTGGGGAAGTCCTGCTGCTGATAGTCCTGCTAGTGATGATGAAATGCGCTATGCTGAATTACCCATGAACTCGTGGGTCACCATGAGATGTTTTACTGACGTCTTTCAATATAACAATACAGGAAGCGCTACTAAGCGTCCTTACGCTGCCAGTAGCTCAACAAATCCCACCGTAGCTTCAGGAACGAGGGGAGTACCGATGCGTATCATATTCGAGACAGATGCAGAAAGCGAGCAGATTGTGACAGAGGGAGCATCTGCACCATTATTGGTGTCAGGTACCGTCTTTGAATCCACTACGCGCAATTTACCTTTCTTGGATATATTTTTCCCAGCGGGAGCAGGAAGTGTGGCAGGTGATAACAATTGGAGCATCTTCGATAATCCTGAATATTTCCCCAAGCACATGACTATTTGGGCTCAGAACTATTGCTGGATAGATGGAGGCGATAATACTACTCCATGGAAGTTTGGGGAACAGACTCTGTACCCTGAGGGAGCTTCTCGTGAGTTGGAACTCTTCATAGATTCCATTAAATTATTGAATTATGGCCCTACCGTGAAGTCTGTCAATCAGGACAGCGTTATGAATTTTGCTCCCACTAGTCATTTTTCGCCGGTATCGACGGGCTTTAATTCCAGTGACGCCATATATCGTCATTCGTGGGTCAATAGTTCTCCTATCGACCTTACTGGAAACGTTACGTTTACTGGCGCTGACGGAGGTTCCATTACAGGTTTCGACGCTGGTGTATTTACTGGCGGAGGGAATGTGAATGGTACTTACGGTAATCTCGAAACAGGTTCTGATTATACTGTAAGCCCTGATACGGCTTCAGTAGATGCTATATTAGAAGTGGTGATTTCATCAGGTCCAGCAGCTGCTACAGTAACGATAGATGGAGAAGATGGTCTGGGTTATTCGGTGGGGGATACGTTCCGTATATTGGGAGGTTCTTGTGGTGGCTCCGATGGGGTCGACGATATCCTAGTCGATGTAGCTACAATTAATAGCTATCCTACAGGTACCATTGTGGATGATGGACTCCTCGATGCTACCATGCTTGATATGCACGGTACTGTGACAGTTACTTCAGCGAATGCGGGTATTGCAGGAACCAATGCTATTTCTCATTTTACTGGACTCTATGGGTTCGTCATGTCTGGCACTGCTATAGGTAGTGCAACCGAGTCGGTTGTCTTCACTGCACCCGGAACTCTGGACCCTTACGCTAATCGTGCTAATTTCTTTGAATACAATACGGGACAGAATATGGTCTTCGGGTTTGATAGCGTTGATGATATACCCATAGCTGATAGTGCTGGTCAGACGGGATATGTGCTTGCTAATGACTTTACCACTTATGATTGGTCTGGTGTTTCAGGTGACGCACTTCTTCCGAGAAAGGCTGTGGGGCAACCAGATGCAGCTGATGATGTTCGGGGGGACGGGCTAGCGGCAAGTGGAGCTATCTTCAGTAGAAATCATACTGATGTTAACTTCTGGCCTAACGTTGGGGTTTCGGGCTATAAGATAGTTGCCGGTGGTGATATGTTTATCGGAGGACCGGGCCTTTACGACTTGGGCGCTGGGACCTCTCCTTTTAATAATGTATCGGGGTGTGCTTTTCTGGTAGATGACGATGGTACTGATTTGGTAGGGGACTCTATAAATTTAGGAACCGGTACCAATCCTTTCCTTTCGTCAGATGGATTCCGTCAGAAGGGCTTCACATATTTCAATGTCAGTGGTACTACTACTGACGTACCATTTCCTCCTCCGTTGTTTGATGATGGTGGGGAGGTAGCATGGGGCAAGCGTGAGAGTGTACTCTGTAGTACCAAGATTACGACTATACCTGCTATGGTGAATATGAATACCTCTAGTGACGATAATCTATCTGATAATCAGATTATGGTGCAGGACCCTTCTATTTTTAATTTCGAAAATCCAAACGAAACATATGTTATATACCTCATGGGGGGTGAGCCTAATACTACTGCTGGTGCAGGTCCAGCTAATTTCTTGAAATTCCGTAAAGGGAATCTGACGCTTGCTGACGAACCAGAAGGGAATATTATTACCTTTACATCGAACCTGAGAAATTCTAGTGCTGGTGAGGTCTTCATAAAGGAACAGAATATTGACCGCTTATGGGTAGGCCCTGAGAAGCTTTGGTTGACAATGATGTTCGATACTCCACCTACTTTATCGAACAGGACTTACAGTAGTTTCTGTACAATAAATCAAGTTCCTTCTTCGGGTACGTTGTCTGCGGCATCGGGTACTACTTTCAATGAATCTCAATATAGTTATAATTTAGGAGCTATAGCAGCGGGAGGGGAGTCTGGTATCTATACAAATTTATGGGACCTAGTGCCCGTTGAAGAAAATTCTACACTTATAACAGATGTAGATTATGGTTTTGGTGCATTGGATGTAGAAAATGGTACGGGTGGTTATATTCTTTATGGAGGAGTACAGCCTTCTTCTTACAACTTCTTTAATTTTAATGACATAGGCAACAATTATAGTCCCGGGGATAATATACCTCTTGTTTTATATTTATCTCCTGACACATCATCTGTGGCTCCTCATAGTGCTACCTTTTATTCGGATGATTTTACTACTGTCCCCGAGAAGGTGCCCACTATGTATTGGGAGTTTGTTGATGACCCACCTCTAGTAGTTCAGCTACAAGTTGGTCCTTTGCATAACCTCAGCGATGGTGATGTAGATTTATATGAACTTACCACTGAAGATATTAATGCTCTTAATTTTACGTGGAGCGAAGGTAATGCAGATGATGTGTGGTATCGCATGTTGATGGTATCAGAGGCTCCTATTGTGGATAAGTATCATGGGGCAACTTTGTGGCTACCTTTAAATGAGTCTGTTACTAATTATGAAGTGTCTCCTACTTATAAAGTATACAACCCTACTACACAAGCGTCTACTACATTAGATAATTCTGTTACTGGTGTAGGTGATGATGTAAGAGGTGTCTTAGAAGGACAGGCGGGTTTTGCGCCTCAGTTGAGTACTACTGTGGATGGTAAGATTACTGTACCTTATGCTACTAATGCTGGTCTTAAAGATAAGACCGAATTTACCCTCGTCGTGCACTGGACTCCGTCTGCTGCTGACCAAGGAAACGTTCGTTATGTTGTCACCCAGAGTGATGACTATGCTGATACGGAGGACAATTTCCATTTGTATAAAAATGCAAGTGATAAGATAGTGGTGGAGCTTGGTGATGATATAGCTTTAACTGGTAGTAAGACCATTACTTGTGATGGAAGCCAACCTGCCAGTATAATTCTTACTTTGAATACAGGAAGTGCTCATCCTAATAAAGCTCATCTTTATGTTGATGGTGCATGGCAGGATAGCAGTACGGGGACCACCAATGCTCAAGGAAATAATGATTTTGTTCTGGGAGGCCGTTACGTAGCTTCTACTTATACGGGAAGTACGGGCCTTGTCGAAGAAGTTTTAATTTATGACAAGGCTCATCATGTACCCAACGTCAATACGGATTTTGTTTTAGCTACGGATGACTATCCTGATTATACTGGCCTTACTTCAGCCGGGGTAAATAATATAACCTATAACGCCCGCTTACTTGTGGCTGACTACCATAATTTCAGAGGGTGTAATAAGCGCGAGTTGGGTTGGTCCAATCAAACATCATGGAGGACTACTACACTATGAGTATGACGTTTTCTCCGACCCCTACTACAGTCAATACTGAAGTAACGGCTACCTTTAACTTTAAGGATAACGATGTGAGGGCTGTCTATGTAGATTGGGCTGATGGTGAGTCAGTTAAAAAAGAAGACGCCAACTACCAATGGATAGAAATCACGGACGCTCCTAGCTCCGTAACTGCGACACATACTTACAATAAAAGTGGTAGCTTTTATCCCGTAGTTCAAACTATCAATTCTAAAGGCTTACCTTCTCAGTATATGTCTGGGTTTGACCATTCAGCCAGTATATCTCCCTTTGAAAGGAATACTGCCATGGTTAATTGTGTAGTTAATGATGCCGCTCCTACTGCTCTTATGCGAGTGGAGAACACTACAGTCAATGCAGGGATAGACAATAGTGTTTTTGAAGCAGAGGGACCTCGACGACTCTATATAACTATAGCTCCAACCTTAACGCAAGCTGAATTAAATACGATTGGTCAAATTGTGGTAGAGGTGGAAGCGGTTGTTAATTATAATAAATATGATAGCGCTACTGGAGTTGAAGGTCAGATTGGATTGGGGAGTGACTACTCGCAGGAAATTGTCACATCTACTATTGATACTACTACAGCCACTGATACTCAATACAGTGTGGTGGATGTTCTTTCCGATGCTGGAATTAACGGGGCTATTTCTAAAGTCCTTAAAGTAAGATATATGAGCCCGAAAGCCACTGGAACGAGTGCGGCTAATCCCGGTACCGATTATACCACTAACGAATTATTTAATCGTCTTAAGATATTCTTGGTAGTAAAGGCTGGAGATGGTCTATATTATCCTGTAGCATATGTAAGCGCAGGAATGCCCGTAAAGAGTGTCGAGGGTTATGGTCGTTATATAACAATGGACTTTTCTCAGAGTAGGACCGCTGCTTCTAATCTCAGTATAGATAATTATCGTTATGATAATGGAAAGGGGTGGTTCAGTCCTGTTAATCAATGGGCATTGAGTACTGATATACTTGGTACTGGGACCAAACAATCCAGTGGTTCGTCTACGAGGGATGTCTATTATAGTTATTTAACCAACCCTAGTGGTTTGAATAGTAATTCGGGGCAAGAACTTTTTTATAGTGGTGGCACTGCTCATTGGTATTATTCTACAGGAACCACTTCCGGTAGTCTAAGGTATGACCTTATTGGATTAGATGATTATGGTAGAATATATGACCAATGGTATGATGTGAGAACGTCAGTAGTATCTACCTCTACATCTGGAAGCAGCATCATTACTAATCAGCCACTGGTATATCTTGTTAAGCCTACTCCTAACTGGACGACCCCAGAGGTAATTACTCAAAATCCAGTAAGTAGTTACACCACCAATATGAAAAATAATGGTTCTTCTTATAGCTTTCCTTTGACAGGGGTAAATAACCAAACCGTGGGAGATATATTGGGGACAACGATTGAGGGGGCTGAAAAGGATTACATTCTTTTGGCATTCGATTCTAAGACCAATAAGGTTTTCTTTAATGCTACTAATTATGCTAATCAATTACAATCCGCGGGTGATGTTTACAACCCTCCAACGATGGGTTTGAAAATTGCAGGAGTGGAATACCTCCACGTTGAAAATTCAGGAACTAAAATACAAAACGCTTACTGGAAACCAGTTAAATTTACTGATACTACTCGGGTTAATAGGGAATATAGGTTGACGGGAAGTAGCGATTATAAAAATTACCATACGAGTTTAGCGAAGAGTGGCTATATCTCGTTTAATATGCCTCTGGATTGGAGTACTTCTACTATCACGCAGTTATGTGGTGGTGTATATGATACAATAGTTGGTAATTTTGCTGCATGTACTGCTACTGGAGCAGATGACCTCGTGGTGACGGGGTCTCGAGAAGTAGCCAAAGATGATAGTGTAAGTGGGTATGGAGGTAACGTTACGATTACTGGGGCTACTATAGCCACCGAATTTGCTACTCTGGGTACAGCTGCTGATGTGGGAGCATATAAATATGCTTTTATTTGTACTAGTGGGGGAGCGTCTGGGTCTATGTTCTGGATAGCTAGTGGGGGAGCAACTGGCTGGGACGGTTCCACAGGAATGACTTTACAATATGGGACTAATGGAGGTACTGCTAATGCGAATTGGTTAAAACCCGGAGTATCACCAACTGGAGTGGAAGGATTGGTGCGGCGTATAAATATATTTGATGTAGTTAATGGTGCTTCAAAGGTGTTTAGTGATGATGGTGTAGTGGGTACTACAGGTGCAGCAGAATTAATACCCATAAGAGGGCAGAATTATAATACTGCTAGTTCGTGGTTTGATAATAAGTGGAATTGTGTGGATGCTGATTTAACTGGCTCTGCGTGGGCTACTACGGATAAATATGTTCTTAAGATAACATTGAGTGGAGCTACGGGAGATGGCACAGTAGATAATCCAGCACCGGAGCTTTGGAATATATTCGATGCTACGCAAGGGGATTCTGCTTTGGTCAAGGAAATGGATGATTCCGCCTATAGCCTCAATTCGTTACCTATTACTAGTGATATTAGGGTTTCTCGTGCAGGTCAATACTTCAAAGCAATCACTCGAAAGGGAAAAGTCTTCATTGTGAAGACGGGTATCGCCATGGCAACAGTAGGATTCGGTAGTGTAGCTTTGGGAGACGAGAATAGTTCTACAGCTTTTGCTGACCATGGCCCTTCTACTCTCTATGGACATTTACATATGATTAGGAAAATTCAAGCTGACAGCGTTCCTGTATATTGGGACGAGCCTCAGAAGGATGGAACTTTTGTTAGATTGTGGGGAATAGTGACTGATATTAATGAAACATATGGAGCAACTGGACCCCGTAGAGTCGTTAGATATACTTTTAATATGGCTATTAAAGAGATAGCCCTCTTAACCAATACAGGTTCCCTAATGACAGATATATTCCCACTAGGAGGTTTGGAATATGAACGAGATTACTCCTGATATTCAGATTGAAGGCAGGTCTGTTGTTTTTATTCAAGGAGCTCTAACAAGCACAGGGGGTCTTACCGCAGCCACTTTACAATTTAGGTTACCATTGACCTTCGGTGGTTATAAAAAATTATGGAACAAGGAAGTAAGTTTTTTTCTTAGTGAGCACGATTCAGTTCCTTTATTCAGAGGATATATAAAAAGAGTTAAGGAAAATCTTAATGATATTGATGTTTATGCTCAGGATGTATTAGGTTATATGGTTAAGGGAGGGAATCCTGAAAAGGCTAAAGTAGCTTTGACCCATCAGAATAACGTGGATGGTCTCACTGTGGGGAATGCTATCCGAAAAGTAAT